TAGATATTTACTAAATAGATTTTCATTTTCTTCCAGAAGGTCAAAAAGGTAGTCCTTGGCATCAGCAATGCCAATAGTCTCTTTAATTTCCAGAAATGACATATATGCTTTGTTTTCGCAGAAATGCGAAAGGCTTAACGAATCCAATTCAAATAGCTTCAATTTCCACCAATTGGAACAAGTCAAGGTTGAGCGAACATATACCAGTAGTCCTCCCATGTCGGAAACTATCTCTAAGCAGTTGTTGAAAATTTCCTCTGCTCTTTCCGTCAAGGAAATGTCTAATTTCCCGACCATGACTTTGTTTTCTTTCAAAAAGTATATTGATATTTCCATTACTGTATTTTTTCGCCTGGTACAAAAATGTTATGGTTCTTCTTTGGAATTATTTGTGTTTGCTCTTGGGCTTCCTTGATTAGCCACGAATACTTAAATCCTCCCCAGCTTTTTACGATGCATTTTTTTAGCACGTCATTGATGTTCATGTTTGACTTTTCAACCTCGTGGATAAAGTCGTCCATTGCAGTTTGTGTGTTTGCAAGTTTTTTGAGTTTCCGAACTTCAATCCATTCAGTAGCGAGTTTTTTATCTGCACCTTGAAATTCCAAAAAATCAGTAATATTAAATTTTGTTTCTTTTTTTAAAAGAATATTCTTTCCTTCTTTACTTTCTTTACTTTCTTTACTTTCTTCTATTGCGTTGGGTTGCGTTTTGATTGCGTTTTGATTGCGTTTTGATTGCGTTTTGATTGCGTTTTCAAAACCTTGATAACTTTCATATTTACAGATAGTTATCCGTGTAGTTTTTAATAAATTTTCGTGCGTAATCATACCGTCATTTTCAAGCAATACAAAAAAGTTACGAACCTTGTTTTTATCCACTTTCCAACGCAATCCCCATGACTGTAAACTCAGTACTGACTGCCCTCTTTTACAGTCAATAAGTTGGTTTCCAATATTCACTTTACCATCTTTAAAATTGACGGTAATGAGCATATCAAGCCACCATTGGAACTTAATCGGGTCTTTCCAAATCCAATGTTCATTAATTCCTCTGCTTATTTTAATCCATCCTTCTGATGACATATTTGTAAACATTTATTTACTTAGTACCCAAAATAATTACTTGGTTAACTCAATTATCTTTGACTTAACATCTTCCGGCGTTTCTCTAATTTTAGAGAGATACTGAGACAATGCGGTCTTATGAATTCCCAGTCGTTGGGCAACCCACCCATGCTTCAATCCTTTGTCGTCTATTCGTTTTCTTAAATCCATGATGTAAAATTATAAACTTTTGTTTACAAAAAAAGTATTAATTGTAAAATAATATTACTTACTGTCAATTTTATTTACAAAACAAAACACAAAATCACTCCACAATGCTTTTATAAACTGATATTGCCTTTTCAACTTCTTCGTCTGGTAGTTTGTGGATCACATAAGAAATCTTTCGGCCGTGCTTATTGACCGACTTAATACGCTCATTTGAATCGAAATTTATTCCGTAAATCAATTTAAGGTTTGATACTCTTGTTCTGAATCCTGATAAGTAAGGAAAGTCCATCAGTGAAACTCTCCCAGTCTGGATTGCCTTATAAAGTACTTCCTGACAGTTGTTTGTTGGCCTGCTTAATTCGGTGTTTATGCTTAATTGATTCATCTTGTTTTTAAAATATTAGCGTTAATAACCTTTTCCCAAATTTCCGATTCTTTGTACCTAATAGTTTTTTCAGACAAAACCACTGCCGGCACCTTGTATTTTTTTATAAACTTTTTGGCGGTTTGGAGTTCAATATCAAGCATTTTGGCCACGTCTTCAATAGACATTACACGCTCCTTTGGCTTTTGTAGAACCTCTTTTAATTGGCCGATACAGGCATTAAAAGCATCAAAATCAAGTTTTTTGATTAGTACGAAATCGTCCATCATGGCATATTATGTTTATTCCTATCCTCAAAAAATAAAATCAAAAACCACAAAATGGCAATTGCTAAAAATATAAGTCCAATTGTTTTCATCTGGCATGGTGGCGTTTAATGGTTTTGTCTAATTTAAGCCCTAACTCCAAAATCATTGTTTCTAAAAGTAGTCGTCTGCCCGGATTAAAATTTACACCGTATTTGATGTTTAAGTAAAGCCTATTGCTTAGGCCTTCGTTTTTGAAAAATTCAATGAACTCTGGCTCTTTGTCTCTGTAAGTTTGCACCAGTTGGTACAACGAATCAGCATCAACCATAAGGGAATCTCTTATTTTTTTAGACATTTTTTTATAGTTTTTGTGTTAATAAATTCATTTTTATTACAGTTTTATGTAAAATATTACTAATATTGTACATGTTTATGTAAAGAGATACAAATATAAACTGAAAACTGTAAAGTTTACAAGTTTATGTAAAAATAATTTACACTTTTTAACAAAAAAAATTACAACGTCATGATAATAAAAGATTTAGATTCATTAGAGGTTATCAAGAACGAACTTGGTATGAATATTTCAGAATTGGCGGATTTCTTAAATGTTAGTCGTCCGACCATTTACAAGTGGGAAAAAGAAGGAATTCCCGAATCCAAAAAACCGATGGTTCGTTTTAAAATGGAAAAGCACAGGCCTTTTGGAAGTTCTGACCTTATGAGCATGGTTCAGGAAAATTCTTCCTATTACATTAATAAGAACGGAAACACTTTTGACAAAATAAACAATCAGTTGTTTATTACCGTGCCGTTGGTGCCTTTTCCTGCATTTGCTCAATACCTACATTTAGCAGAATCGAATGCTTCACAATTTGAGGAATTTGAGCGAATGACCTTCCCGGTTGATCACTTGGGTAAAGGAAACTACATGGCCTTTAAAATTTCTGGAGACAGTATGAACGGTGGCGGCATTGATGACGTGCCTGATGGCTCAATCGTGTTGGCTCGTGAAATTGGTATGCACCTATGGAAAGATGGGTTTAGAAAAACAAAGCATGGTTTTGTGATTGTGACTACCACTAATATAATGGTCAAAGATATTATTGAACAAGTAGATGCCGAAATAACTTGCCAAAGCAGAAACAAAAGCCCAGAATTTACCGAATTTGTTTTGTCTCTGGCGGACGTTCGAAAAATTTTTCATGTAGTCAAAAGGGTGATGTAATTCGCCTTTTTTTTAACTAATATTTAACTAAAATAAAAACCCTGACTTAAATTGCTTTAAATCAGGGTTTTATTGTTTATTGTTGTGATCCCAGCAGGATTACTAACAAACCACCGCAAATATAGGCATTTATAGTTTATTTATACTTTTGTTGCGGTTTTTGATGGTGTTTTAAATTTTTTCACTGACATTTGAATATATAAAATACTGTCTATTTCTTTAACTATAATTTAACCGTGTCAATATCCATTTACTTGCACCCCAAAAAATACAGCGATGGCACCAGACCCGTTATGGTTCGGGTTATAAAGGACAAAACGGTTTATAAGACTATTTGCAAAGTACCTGATAAAGATTGGGATTCCAAAAATAAGAAAGTCAAGCGTTCGCATGGTTCTTACATTAACTTAAACGCGTTAATTTCGGAGGAATTTCAGAAGTACGAAAAACGGTACTTTGATTTATTGGCTAAAAACAAAAACTTTAAAGCCTCTGATGTTTTCGAAGATGAGAAACTAAATGATGAAAACTTGGTTTCGGCTTTTGATAGATACCTGGTCCACATTTCACAAAATCTTGAATTAAGCACAATCGAAAAATATCGATCATTTTATTATTTTCTGCAGTCGTGTTTCAATACTGAAAATGTAACTGACATTGACGATGGTTTGGTTATGAAGATAGTTGGTAAACTCAAAGCCAATGGCAACAACCAAAACAGTATTTTTAGGCGTATTTCTTTTTTCAAGTCGTTTGTAAAATGGGCAAACAAAGAATTTAACCTAAGAATTGACGTTGAAAACCCAGCCAAAAAGCATAAATCCAAAAAAGAAAAACTATCTGTTGAGGAAATTACACTGTTGGCACAATTTGACTTGTCAAAATTTGGTAAAAAAACTCAGGTTGCACGTGATATTTTTTTGATGCAATATTATTTGTATGGCTCGAGAGTTTCCGATGTTTTACGGCTTAGGCTTGACGATGTTAAGCCCGACCGAATCAATATAGTACAACACAAAACAAAAGCGATTGTGAGCGTTAAATTAAGCCAAAGCATTAAAGATATTATTGATAAATACAAAGGCCAATCGCTTTTCTTTGTATTTCCCGAACTTGACCGATTTATGCCTGATGTTACCCACAAAAACATTGATTCTGTGGTGGCTTTAATGAATAAAAATCTGCGGATTGTAGCCCATGCCTGCGGTATTGAAAAACATATATCAACCCATGTAGCCCGGCATTCTTTCGCTACCAATGCGGATAAGGTGGTAATGGACAAACGGCATATTTCAAAGGCTTTAGGACATAGCACCTTTAAAATGACAGAAAATTACCTTTCAGATTTGCGAGATGATGAAATAGACGATTCAATGAGTGAGCTTTATAATTAAAAAAACCTCCCGAAAATTCGAGAGGCCTTTAACAATAAACTAATCTATTTCCTGATTAAACTATCGCAACTGATTTCAACCAATTTTCGCTTTCCTAAAAACCATTCCTTTTCATAAACAAAGCAAGCACCGTTTTTTTTATATTCAGCGTTTTGCCTGCTTAGCGTTAACATTGTTTTTTGATTGGCTTGGTTTATACTTCGAAACATCAAACTATCAGATTTTATTTTTTCGTCCAGATTGGCATTTTGCATTTGTAACGAATCGGACAAATTTACGCAATTACCCAGCAAATAAGTTTTTAAACTGTCCGATGCTTGGATAGATTTATAATCCTCGTGAGCGTGTGTAATTCTTGTTTTAATGTTTCTTATCGTTTTGTTTACCAAAGCGATTCCTAACCAAACTATCGCCACAATTAAGCCAATTTTTGCCCACCAAGGCATGATGTTAATTCTTGGAAATCTCATTTTTCTTATTTTTAAGTTCGAGTTCTTTTAATTCTTTTTCAATCTTAGCCTTTTTTAACATTTCCTGCTCTTTCTGGAATTTAACCCACAAATTCAGCAGATTAAAAATCGTCCACATGGCCAACAATACGAAATAAAGCAAATTGGCATTTGATGTAAATAATTCAACCTTTGCCCTTATTTCGTCCTTTGCCATGCTTTGCAAGTTCAAATAAATTACAAAAGGCAATAACATATTTGAAAAATAGGCAAATAGACTTTTTAGCGATAATGCTGCCATTTCTTTGTTCCAACGATTATGATTCCAACGGTTATAAATGAAGGAACAAAATATTTTGCACCTACTTGATTAAATTCGAAAATGTCCATGTACTGCAGCACAAAATAAAGATTGCTACCAATTGAGCCAAGTAAACCCACCAACCTAAACGATTTATTTCTTTTGCTGGAATAAATTAAAATTACAACCAAGAAGCTTTCAATTACAAAATATGCATCATTGAGCCATTGTGGAACTACATCAATAAAGTTGTAGTACAACCGCCATACGCAAAACAAAAATATTCCGAATTGAAAACTTCTTTCTTTCATGGTTTTGGTGGTTTGCCTGGTCCATTTTCACCACGTGTTTTTACCTCTTCTTTCGGTTTAACTGGTTTGTCTTTTACTTTCTTAGCCATTTTGCATTTACATTTTATACATTGATCACACATTATTTTAAAGTATCAGATTTAGCCAATTTATGCTTCAAAGAATCTTTATTTACGCCCAGTTTTAGGGCTTCCTGTAGAGTGACTTTGAAATAGCTATCTTTTTGTTTTAGCTGGTGTTGTGTATAGCTTAAATAAGCCAATAACACCAATATTGAAATAAAGAAAAAAGCCAAAAGCACCATAAATGGCGGAATTTCTTTTTTAAGTAACTTAATCATTCCCGTACTTTTTTTTAAGGTGACCAATAAATAATTCAACTGTCGTATCGTATAGTTCCGGAAGTGCCTGAGCAAAGAAACCAATGCCAACACCTACTATTAACTCGTTAAAATGTATTTTTTCAGCCACCCATCCGGTGGTTAAATAACTCAATACCGCACCCAATACAGTAACCGAAATCAGAAACAACAATGTTTTCCTTTTTACCTCTATGCCTGATTTTTGAGACCTTACATACTCCATCAGCAGATACAGCCATTGACCAACCGCTCCAATTACACCGTGCCAGACATTAAAGCCCGAAAAGAACACTATTGCCGATGATCCAGATAGCAATATGGCCGCATAGGTGAATAATGAATCTAAAAAATTTTCCTTTGGTATCATGCTTTTGAATATTGAGTTCTTCTTCCTTTTTTTACTGCTCTTAATGCTTCACGCCTGTTTTTTTTGTCGTCAAACGATAAATGAATCCAAGAATCAAATTCCTGTATCAATTGGTCAAACGGCAAATCTGTCTTTAAAATTTCCTGAAATAATTCCTCGGTGGTAAACCCTGCAACCCGAATGTCCACCGCTTTGCCTTCCATGTGCTGACTTGTGACCGCTCCGCCAATCAACTTGTTTAACCGCTTGCTTCTGTACCCGCTTGTGATTGTTATTGGTTTGCCCAAAATTTCCCTTAAAGGCTCTAAAATGTGAGTTGACAATTTTTTAAGATTGTCAACTATGGCATTTGAAGGGCTGAATTGTTCCTCAACATTCAACCTTACCGCCGTTTGACTTGCGGTAAATTCCTTTAAGGTAAAATTTTCGGTTACTTTCATTTTTTTAAACAATAAATCCTTTTTCTATCAGAAAATCTATAATTCCGTGAGCATTTGCGAATCTTTCCACCTTGTCGCCCATGGTGTACGGAATGGACACGTTGGGAATATCGTCAAACCATTGAAGCGAACACCTATCAAATGGTACTTCAACTTCTTTCTCTAAAAACTCCAACCTTTCAGCTTCAATTTCTTCTTCCGGAGTGTTTTTCTCTGCTCCTAACTCCGTTATTTCTTTGAGTTTGAGATAAACACTTTCCGCAATCTTGCCTAAATCCTTAACCCTTCTGACAATTTTAAAGGGAACACTTTCAACCGAACACAATAAATTTGCATTTGAAAATACAATTTGAATCTCTTTGTTTTGCATAAATTAGTTTTTTTATGTAAAAATAAGTAAATAATTATTACAACCTGTAAATGTTATTTACAAATTCAAGCGTTTATTATTTTTTACAATACTGCTTTACCTTATCCAATGTACTTCTGTTTACTCCTGCGGTTGCTCCTGAAACATTAATTGTAGAAACATTTACGCTACTCGTTCCGGCTGCTAATGTCGGGCATATAGGGTTTCCTGATTCGTGGTTTTCGTTCCAGCTGTAATACACTATTGTTTTGCACCTTGGGTTTGAATTGATAAAAGAAATCAATGCCTCGTGCTTGGCATCCATGTCGGCATTTGATGCTTTCTCAGTCCAATATTCTACCGGAGGATTGTTTAGACTGCTCCGTTTCCAATAGTTTTCAGCACCTGTTGTAATGCATGGAATAATGTCTCTATCCGAATTCCTCATAAATTTGTTTCTCTCCGCAATTTCGGCATTGGTAATCCTTGAATGTGGCAATTGAGACTTAAAGCCATCTGCAGACTCTCTAAATCCAAAGGTAGCATAAACACTTGATGCATCATGTGATGTGTTTGGATATGTGTTGTATTCTCCAAGTTCACAAACGTATAACTGACCACCTCCCGATTTAGCTGCATAAGACGCTTTTACTGCACTTAAATGAGGCCATGCCGTACTTACAAAAAACAACGGCTTACCATCTATTTTTTGATAATAATCCTTCATCATCTTATCGGTCATGTAGTCAATATTTTGAGCCACATTCCAGCCTATTGGACCCGATGTGTAGCACATTTTTAAACCTTGCTTGTTTGTCGTTTGAATAAATTTGTGTGCAGCTTCGCCCACTGGTGAATCATAAGGGCTATACCATAGAAACGCCCAGTAATCTATTCCAGCATCTTTTGCATAACCAATTTCCTTTTCCATTGCCATTGGAGTAAGGTTGAATTTACACGTCACGTTTTTGTTTATTGTTGTAAAATCGTTTTTGTCTGTAATTGGATTGTATGTGAGTGAGTTTATAATTGGAATGCTTGTAGGTGCAAGATTTTGCTCACCAAAAAAAGGAACTACATTGGCACTTGCAAATTCTGTCAAATCCACTCTGATTCCGCTTGTTACGTTTATGCCTTGGTCATAAGTTTTACCACCGACACTTTGTCTTGGTTTTAGTAAGTAATCATCATAATAACCATCCCAGCGAAACGCACCTACCGGAACTGTTATTTTACCCGTTTTTGGTGGTGTTGGATTAATAGCTTTTGGGATATATTCTCCTGCGTCGTTTTTGTAATATCCAAGTTTTAAAATTTCTGCTTCAGGAAAATTGCTTGGCGAATATAAGCCACCAAGTTCGGATTTGGTGCTTACTATATTACTTGGAATAGGTGCATTTACTTTGGTTTGATCGTTTTGTAAAAGGTTAATCCCTCGTGGTACATAGTAAGTCCTTGATGCGTTTGTTTGTAATAAATGGTATTGGCCGCCTAACATTTTCGCTACCAAAATACGCTCAGGTACAACCCAGTAACCCAATTGTATTTCGTCTTGGTTACTTGGGCCTACAGGAAAGACCGGTGGAATAGTTACCGTTGGCTTGGTTATTGGCTTTGATATCTCCACAAATGTATTGCGATACAAGTATAAGCCTTTGTCTTTTAGCGAATAATAGAGTTTTCCTTCTAATGGTTTTCTGACATTAGAAATGTCTTGAACAACGTTTTGAGCATAAGAGCCAAACGAAATGAGTAATAGAACAAACAGTTTTTTCATATTTTGTATATTAATTATTATTGTTTTGTAATAAAGAATAACCGTACATTTCGGCTAATTTTTGAGCATTAAGTTCTATTTCGTCAAGCGTTCCGTAGTCAAGCCCTTTTAAAACAGACTTAACAGTGAACGTTGCCTCCTCTTCTGTTTTTCCTCCTGCTACCAATTTTTGCACCAAGTCATTACTTGAAAAATATCTTGCGTTATAAAGCGAACCTGAATCTTGCACAAATGCAATCCATAAATCCCTTACTTTAAATTCGTTTCTGCTGTATTCCACTGCTGAAACTGCACTGCACATTATGCCGACTATTGTTCTTGTTTCTCCTACCTCGTCAGTAAAAGATTTCGGCTCTACATCCCAAATGTAACCCATGTTTTTTCTTTGTTTAAATTGTTTTTTTTTAATTATATTAAATATAATACTTCATAGCCAAAAAGAAATGTAGTCCCAACTTGCCTGTTTCCAATTCTTAAAGTTTCTGTCCTTAAAGACCCATCTACAAAAAGCTCGTTAGAATTTAATTCTGCACTGTTCCATGCTTTTGAATTTGGGCTTTGTCCGATATAAACATGCCCATTTTGTCTATGTATAGCAACTCCACCCATCACCGTACCACCGTTAACAGTCTGCATTGTCAGCATTGTTGGGTCAGCAGCTCCATCTACTCCTGCTCTAAATCCTACAAAACCACCGTTGTTGGTTAGTCCAACTTCAGCAAAAAATATGTTCCTATCATATCCATCTTGTCCATTTATCCGAATAATGTTAACATTTGAGGCTAAATTATTAGTCATCACGACTGAACCATTGGAATAAGTAAAATCAGCACTACTTGTTACTGTATTGCTTCCACTTCCAAATGCTATTTGTGTAGCTGCTAATGTACCACCGCTTGGTATTGCTTGCGTAGATAAAACACCAGTTGCATCAGCTACAACCATTCTTGTGCCTGTTCCTGACAAACTACCAATAATTGTACTTGTTCCATACAAACCTACGGACTGCGAATTGGCGTCTATCTGTATTTTCTTCGAGGATTCTATTCTAAGCCTCTCAATAAATTCATTGTCGTAATAAATTGAAGCCATAGTTGTCCCGTTCTTTTGAAACCTAAGTGCGGCACTATCAGAAATACCAGTGGCACTATTTAAGATAAGTTCAGTTTTATTAGTTTCCGCTCCATTGGCTGTTAAGATAATATTTTTGTTGAATGCAGTATTACCAACGTCCAAAACCGTATCTAAATCCTGTGTTGTCCATGTCGGATTTGCTCCTGAGCCTTGACTTGTCAAAACTTGACCTGCCGTTCCTGCAAGATTATTGAGCAAAATACGACCCTGAAAACTGTGGTTTGACTGTGAAAATATATTACCACCGCTAATTACTTGCAATTCGAGATTTCCACCGTGAACATATAGCCCGTAGTTGCTTGAACCAACATATCTGGCTACTTCCATTTTGCTTGTAGTACCTTCTTTGATAGCGATAATCCTGTCGGATTCAAATACAAAGTTTTCACTGCTTGTCAAAAGGTTTGAGCCACTTCCAAACCCGATTCTTGTACTTGTAAGTGTAGGTGCTGGCAATGTCGCCCAAGTTTGGTCTCCTCTCAAGAACGTTGTTGCTGATGCCGTACCCGAACCCAAGCGAGCCGTTGCAATGACACCCGAAACAATATCCACTGCTGCGTGTGTGTGTGCTGCTGGTGCAAACGTTGCAGGTACTCCGCTAAGTTTTGTCCAAGCCAATGATGAAATCCAAGTCGGGTTTGCGTAACTTCCAGCCAAAGCCACAAATCTTCCGTCTGATTCTGTTTTTGTATAAGCATCCGTTATGGCATAACCTGCTAAAGTTGTTGGGTTAGTTCCTGATGTTACTAATCCTTTATTGTTTATAGTAACGCTCCTATATGTTCCTGCGGTGGCTACATTTGCAAGTGTCAAAGCTATTGATGTCGTTCCTGACCCAGTAGCATCACCAGTTATTGATATGGTTTGGTTGCCACTTATAAATGTAGGAGTAAAATATTCTAATGCTGTTGCTCCTGCATTAACCCTAAGCAATTGGTTTGCCGTACCTATCGCTGATAATCCTGTTCCGCCCCTTGTTGTTGCTATTGTCGTACCGTTCCATGCTCCTGCCGTTATAGTTCCTAATGTTGTTATGCTTGTAGAACCTGCCCAACTACTAAGGTTTGATATATCGGAGGTTGTTATTAAACTCCAAACGCTTGTGCCGTTTACATTAGTACACTTTAAGAAATTACCAACTGTCGCACCGCTTGTAATAAGTATGCTTGATGTTCTTATTGTTCCTGCAACGTCTAAAGTATAAGCTGGGCTTGCTGTATTGATTCCTACAAACCCACTATTTGCAATCCTCATTACTTCCGTTCCTACTGCTTTAGTTCCGTATGTTCCAACGTAAAACTGGTGTTGTGTTGCTGGTTCTGCCAATCCTGTACCTCCTCCGTAATTAATCTGATTGATGCCATTAATAGCATTAAACATTAAACCAGTCATACCGTTATTGGTATAACTACCTCCTATAATTCTGAATGCTCCAGTTGTGTTAATTGTTTCCGAATGTCTTAATATAATTCCTGTTGCATTAACAATGTCAATTTTATAAGTAGGACTTGTTGTTCCTATTCCTATATTAGTTCCGTTATCAAATATTTGGCTATTTGCAAAAGCTGAACCTCCCCACTTTGAAACATAATTAGTAGTTAATGCTGTCGGAGTAACAAAATAAGAAGCCGTATCTAATGACCAAGTATTTAATGCTGTCTTCCTTAATATTCCACTTGTGCCTGCTAATGCAGCTATGGCTGTTAAATCTGCATCAAGCGGTTGATACGTTGTTGATGCCGTACTTGCTAATAAATACCCTGCACTTGCATGATTGCCCCAGCCAAAAGCCGTATTCCAATTAGCTGAATTGTTAGTAACATAAGTTATTGTTCCAGCAGTTGACAATACTAATCCTGTTCCGCTTAATGTTGCTTGTTTACTATCTAATGCGGTTTGCAATCCTGACGTCTTAGCAATACTTAAAGCTGCATCGGCTATTGCTGTGGTTATTGCAGTCGTTCCCGAACCTGTTACAATTCCTGTTAGTGTAATGGTTTGGTTACCCGAAATCCTTGCATTTATTTGCCCTTGCAACTTTTCCAAAGCAACTTCCAACGAATCTGTATCTAATACAGTTGAATTTGCACCTGTAACAAAACCACTAACTATTTGAGCATAAAAATCAGTAATTCCATACCCTGAAACCGTTGTCGGGTTTGTTCCTGCGGTTACTAAACCTTTGGCGTTGACCGTAACACTTTGATAAGTGCCTGCGGTTGCTACGTCTGCCAAAGTCAAAGCCCCTGACACGTCCGCACTTCCGTTGAAACTAACCGACCAAGTACCATCGCCAGTTGCAGATATTGTTCTTGCAGTCGTTAATATAGGTGAACTTGCAACACTTACAACACCACTGCCATCTATTGTTAATCCCGTTCCTATTTTGATTCCACCCAAAACAGAAGCTGTTGCTATTGGTAAGGTTAAGAAATTAGACCTCTTTAGCCATGCAGTTCCATTCCAATATATTTCATCTCCTGCTGCGTAAGTAATTCCAAGATATGTTCCTGCGGTGTTTACCACATAATAATCTCCTGTTGTAGGACTTGCACTTGGTGCTACTCCACTATTTGCTGCCCATTCTCCAATGTACCTTTCAGAAGTCAAAGGAGTGACCCATTCACCAGCTCCATTAACATTATTGCACTGCCAAACTTTACCTACCGCAGCACCGTTCGTAATTCTTAGGTTTGTGGTTCGTGTAACTCCCAAAACGTCTAATTCGGTCGTTGGTACTGTGCTTCCTGCTCCTATTCCTACATTTCCTCTGAAATGGTTTTGAGCTGTTCCATCAAAATAAGCTCCGTACCTATTAGTGCCAGACGCAATAGTACTTTGAAATCCGTAAACATTCGTAAATCCCGCATTGGTTGCCCTTGCCCTAAAATTAATTAAGTTTGTTCCAGTACCGTTTATAGTACCTACTTGTGATTCATAACCTATTATAGAAGCAATTGCATAGTTTGCTTGATTAATAACGGCTCTAAAAAAGAATCCACTTGTTGTAACAACTGATTGTAGTTGTCCACTTGACCTTATACCAGAAGCCTCGGTGTCTCCTGTAATACTTTTATTTACAATCAAAGAGTTAGTCCCTGCACCTGATCCGATATTAACATCACCTCCACTTGATATATTAAGTCTATTAACACCGTTTGTAACTAAAGCTAAAGCATCCGCACTTGGACTGTATAATCCTGTGTTTAAGTCTCCAATAAACGAATATGATGGATTAGCTAAACTTCCCAAGCTTGCTGAAACCTGACCTACCACGTGCAATTTTGTTGCAGGGCTTATTGTTCCTATTCCTACGTTGCTATCAAATATAGCATTGCCTGTGCTGTGCAATGTTCCTGTTATATCTAAATTATAAGTAGGCAAAATATTGTTTATTCCTACGTTTGTGCCGTTGTCAAATATTAGGCTATTAGTTAGCCCTCCAGTTGCGTTTGACCACTTAGTTACAAAGTTGGTTGTTCCGCTTCCGTTGGCCTTAGCGTTTAATTGGGTTTGTATTGGACTTGTGACGCCCTTTAAATATGTGAGTTCGGTCAAACTTGGATAGGTAGCAGTATCAAGCGATACAATGTTTTTGCTTGCATCCGTGGCCGTTAATTGGCTTACGTTTAAGCCCGAAATGTTTAATGCCGGAACAGTAAGCCCACCACTACGCCAACGCCCCACCTCTACATTATTGCGAAGTATCGGAATGTCAAAGTTTCCGGCAATTGTTCCAAATGGTTTTTCAGCGGTTACGGTGTTTCCGCCTTGCATCCATGCGTTTGCAGTTACCCATTCCTCCAAGGCATAAGTTCCGTTTGCTGCTGGCTTTATGTGTGTGTAATCGTTTTCGGTGTCTTCGGCTTCTGTGGTTATGATTCCTCCTGCTACCGATTTTGAATAGAAAACATCGGCAAATGCTGAATCCATCCTCATGTCGGAATTCATCATGATTACAGATTTACCACTTGGCAAAACCTTTTTAGCAAAGTTTACGCTGCTGAATTCTGGAATATCAATTCTATTAACTGCCCGGTCAATTTTTTCTTCAATTAGCTTTTCATCCTCATTGGGCTGTAGTGTTTCTTCGTCTATGCCTGATGTGCTATTGGTTGCAAGTTCTACGGCCTTTACTTCGGTATTGTGCATTCTGGCATTATACTTGGCATTGTGAAGCCTGTATTTTACGCCCATAATGCCCACCAAATCGCCAAAACCTAATGATTCCCAAATAGTACCTTGGTAGGTTTGCAAACGCTTTCCAAGTACCTTTAAATAGCTATTACTTACAAACACATCAATAGCTTCCCCTGCTATTACATTGCTTTTACTGTAAAACTTCACCAAGGAACTATCAGCGGTGGTTTTAAACAATGAATCTGTACCCGTTGGATAACTCGGCCAACCAATACCAAGGTCAACCGTTAAATCTGTTTCACGGTCTTGGGTGTCCTCTAAGGTAAATTTCCTTTCAAAACCTTCCGAAATGTTGGCATCAAGATTTCCAACTTTAATATTTATGTTGTCGATGAATAATCCATAAGCAGCATCTGTCGCACCTGGTCCCGCTGATTCTGATTCTCCCCTTTCAGGAAAAAATATTCTGATAATCAAATAATACTCTGCATTTTCAGGGAACATTTCCATCAAAAACGGATTGTTCCAAAATCCAAAGTTACCAATCTGATTGAGTTGGTTTATAAACTCGTTGTTTGCGTGGTATGGTGGCCTTGGTATCTCAATTTTTAGTTTGTCTCCGCTTGGTTTAACCTCATAAATTGGACTTCCGAAAAAATTGCCACCTTCATAGTCGGGAACTTGGTCATTTTCTACACTATACCAATTTCCATCTGTACTCAAAAAATTAGGTATTCCCCCCGGACCATTAAAGCCCGTGATAATTTGCATTCTTAGGTTAGTAAGAACGCTACCCATTTTTACATCGGCTTCAATGGTTAGCTTTTCGTTTTCTGCAAAGGTTTGGAATGGTGTATAAAGGAACTGCGGTGATTGGAGATAACTCTGGTCAACCCCTACGGCTTCTGCTGAACTAAAACTTGCCTTTGAATTATAAAGCTGACCCCCATTTATAACATAAAAAAGTCCTGCAGCCCCCGAAAACGTCCACCCGGTAAGGTTGTCCATTTTGCCCCAACTGTTGCGGATAGGCATATTAGATTTGGCTTTCTTAACAACAACACTCTGGTGGCTAAACATCCGCCCAAAATAACCGCTCTGCCTATCTACATAAGCTTTGGTTGGTCGATTGTACGACAACTCGGTAAAAGATAAATCAGTCCAATTGTAGGTCGTAATGGTGCTATTGTGCGAACTTACCTCATCCACATTACGAACAAACCAACATCCGTTAACGTGGTCAAAGAAAACTTGGTTGTACGGCTTACGGATTCGGTCTATTACTTCATAGCAATTCAGGCCTTCAAAGTCTATATCATCGCAGTAGGCCTCCCAATACTTTATCGGTGCTGCATCAAAAATACTTCCATCATAGCATTTAGTATTATCAATAACTTTAATCGGGAAATTATCAATAAATCCGATTTGAGCCAAACAAGTTTTTAAAACTGAAATTAGCTTTACCCTTGTGCTGGTAGGTACGTATTTCTTATTTTTAAGGTTTCGAAGTCCGCATTCAGCACTTAGCGTTATTGGATAACCACCGTTTCTGTCCAAATCATTAGCTTCAAACGGTGTAATGATAGCGTTTGACCTTAATGCTCCGTTTACCCTGAATTTCAGAATGTAGTCACCGTACTTTTGCTTTGAGAAATACGAACTATTGAACGTCTCGGTGGCTGACATCATTACCGTGGCCACCGTTGGCACTATTCCACCAAGATATTTTTCGGCTACATCGTTGTTATTTTCGGTCACAAATGGTTCGGCACCTGCTTGAAGTTCAATGGTGTCGGTGGTTGTTCCTTCCTCCCAAATCTCCACACGGTGGGTTTCCTCTAATAAAGATTGGTACTCGAAAAAGAATTTTAGAAATTTTGCCATTTTATCAACCGAATTTATAATTTGCTACATCAATCGCCCCTTTCAAAGCTGAACCTTGGGCTTCTAATACAACAGGATTAAAAGTTATATTAAGACCATTTGAACCAAAGCCTGGTCCATTACTTGCACCACCACGAGTATTTCTTTGTGTTGATGCTCCAAGATTGCTATTTGCACTCATGGCCATTCCACCGCCTTTTAATGCAGCTCCAAAAGCTAACATTTTACCACCTCCTAACATTTTTGTTGTACCTGAGCCGGGCGTTGCAATATTCATTAAAAGTCCTGCGGTTAATTCGGCTGCACCTATCCTTAGCATCATATCGCCTAATGCTGCTAAGAATCCAGCAATGATTTTAGAAAAATCAAATTTGATGTCTCTATTAAAAATTGAAGCAAAACCAGTGGCCAAAGTATCACCAAGCATTCCAAAACCCTGCTGCATGTTACCACTTACTTCTGCAAAATTTTCACTTGTTATATCTCCAAAAATTGTAGATATTTTTTCCATTCCTGTTGCTACAATAGGCTGTATTCTTTGGGCTAATGCTTTGTATCTTTGTTGTATGTTTGTTGCGAATTCTTCTTCTCCAATACCGATTTGCTTTATTTTTTCCTTTGAAGTAGAATCGTTTTGTTTTGCCTTTTCAGGAGTAAATCCGTTTCGACGAATCTTTTCTGTTTGTTCTTGTAAAGCAGCGATTCTTTTACGAGTTTCTTCTGTTTCAAGCCCTAAAAGCGTCATTTCAAAAGTGTAGTCTTGAACGGCCTTATTTGCATTCTTCATTTTAGGCTCACCGCTTTGCAACTCATTGAAAAAAGCCATGATGTCTTTACTTGCGGTTTTCATCGCAGCCACAATTTTGGCCATTGGATTTGATGTGGTTTTTTGCCATCTTGTGACTTTTTCAATAGATTTATCCATGTCACCAAATGCACTTACAGCGGTTGCCCCCATTGAAAAAGCAGCAATATTAAAAAGTACTTTTAGTTTTAAGATTTGCGTTTCTAAATCAACAAAGAAGTTTTTTACTTCTTCCCAATGTGTAAGCACATAAGCAGCGGCGGCTACTAATCCAACGGTAAAAAGGCCGATTGGTGTCATTAATCCCGTGAGTAAAACGCCAATGTTGGTAATTGCAGTAGCAATAGAACCAATTGCAATCAATGCAGGGCCTATAAGAATTGCCAAACCGCCACCTATCAAAATGTTTGTTTTTGCGTTTTCGTCCAAGGCCAGAAATTCTTTGGATAGTTCGTTTACTTTGTGAACTACTGAATTGAAAATGGGCAACATAATTGAACCTAAAGAGGTGCTGACTTCTGAAACCAAACCTTTAAATTTTCGCATTTGGTTGGCTGCTCCGTCTTGGGTTCTTACAAAATCGCCTTGAGCGTTTTTGGTTACGTCCATTATATAAGCGTATCTTAGTGACACCTTTTGGGCTTGTGTCATGTCTTCCATGTTGGTCTTGATACCTTTTGAAAGAGCAAAAGCCTTTAAATTAGCTTCGGTCATCACGATACCAAGTTCTTTTAAAGACTCCGTTTCTCCTGAAAAAATACCTTTTAATGCAGTTGAAGCTACTTGCTCATTTACGTTTTTGAAAGACATCAAATCCCCTTGTAGTCCTACCAATTGTTTTGACATTTCGGCTGCACTTTTTGTAGAAAAGCCCATTGACGTAGCCATGTCCCCAAACAATGAAGCCGCTTCTAATGCCGCAGCTTGTGAAATACCGAAAGATTCTAATGATGTTTTGGCAAAAGCCTTGACTGATGCGGAAGATTCTTTAAATGCTACATCTACCTTGTTGATGGATTCCTCCATATCAGATGCGGACTTTACCATTGTAAAACCCAAAATTGTCAAAGGAAGTGACACCGCTAATGATAAATTTTTTCCCATATCCACGGCCTTGTTGTCAAAATCTTGCAACTTGCCCATGGCAGCATCAATTTTCTTATTGTACTCTGTGGTAAGTGCATCGAGGTTTACATATAACACATCAGACATGGCTCTCTAATTTAAACGTGCTTTGAAATATTCCCTTGTAATAATCGTCTGGGAGGTTCTGTTTTTTTCTTTCTTCGATGTATTGCTCGAAGGATATTTCTCTAAACTCCTTGTCCATCTCTAACGGCCAAAAATCTTCCTCTTTGGTCATTTTGCCACCTCCAAAACTTGTGGCGAAATTATAGATTAGTGTGGCCGTTCTGCGGTGGAGAAATGCGTTTCGCTCCATTTCCTCACGTATTTTCTTGTGATACCCTTGGATTATATTATTGGTTTGTCGCCAATTTAATCCGTACCAGAATTCGTGAGGACTGTATCCAAGTTCTCCGCAGAAGAGTTGTTCGAGTTCGTCATCGTTGGGTTCGGGTTGTTCTTTTGGAACTCCTCCACCTTTTTTTTTACATTGTCAAGTTCAACCGTGAAATAAACCTTAATTGTTTCTCCTGCTTTGTCGAAAATGTCTTTTAGGTTGCTTTCAGTCTCGGGAACTTCTGCGGTGGTTATGGCTTCATCAAAATCAATGAAGTTTATTTCAACCGATTTACCCTCGTTTTTGCAAGCACTCACATAAGAGTGATACAAGTACGAGATTAAGAAATTTACCTGACGAACGGCATCCTCTAAGTCCGTAACTGAAAAGAGATTACCTAACTCATGTCTTGAATCTCTATAAGCACGATTACAAAATAGTAACCGTGCCTTTAAAGTACCGTGTTTTAGTTCTATTGCTTGGTTCAACATATCAATTAAACAGTGGTTGTAACAATAGCGGAAACAGGCTGGATATTGAACGAAAATTCAATCTTGCCCATGTTTGGTGTTGGCTTTGAAAGACTATCCACAAATCCGGTGAATGTTTGAACGGTGTCACCAGTTGTCACTGATACCAATCTGATTTCAAAGTTTCCACCGCCTACACCATTTCCGGTAGTACCTCCGGTAGATCCTGCGGTCATTTGGAAAATTTCGTTGATTTCTTTGTAAGACAAGAAATTGGCTGATGGAGTGAAATCATCATAAGCTTTGCATGAGAGCGTTGCATCTTTTAAAGTTTTTAAATACTTCTTTGAAGTACCCGTGTCTTTGCTCGAAACCTCTTCTTTATCGGCCGATTGCTCGATGCTTGTCTCTATTTCGTTTTGTAGTTGCTTCCACAATGGTACGGCAGTCGTTCCCATGTTGAATGCTATTCTTTGTACCTGACCTAATTTTTCTGGCATTGTCGTATTATTTTTGAGAAATTATAATTTCGAATTCTAAAACCTTTCGCATGATCATTTCGGTGTCGGTTCTCATAATAGGCATATTTCTTGACCTGATGTTATGAGTAGCCAAAACCGCAAAGTCGGCACTATCAGCAAGTGCCTTTAACATTCTATTTGGACAAATAATGTCCAAAATTTCGTTTGAAATACCCACAACGGCTTCCCATGATTGAGCGTTGTCGGGTACTATGTCGTTTATGTCAATGTTTACATAATAATTTCCGTTAAAACGGTCTTTTGAACCTTCCTGCTCGTCAAATGAAGGACTAACAACTACATATCTCAAAGCGTTGCTGTTGGTGTCTTTTTCAGTGCTAAATACAGGCACCGAAATAACGCCATTCAACAAGCGATAAAACTCTGTCAATATGTAAAATGTGGCATCTTTCAATTTTGCGTTTGTTTAACGTCTTCAATTATTTTCTTTTTCAAGTACTCTTTGGCTTTATAAAATGCCGGAATCAAATGTGGCCTTGCTGGAAGGTTGATTTTCTTTTTGCCTTTGCCTTTAAACTTAATCGCTATATCTTGCCACCCATTCGGAACACTTACAGAACCACCCGTGCCAAACTCCAAAAATGGTGCATAAGTTGCGTTTGCAAACATTCTGATGGTGTGCCACGATATCGGCCTGAAACCAATGTTTTGTTTGTGATGACCAAGGTCGTGAGGTGCATTATTGGTGGCATCATTTTCATAAACCATTCCAGCTTCCAGAATCCTTGTAGTAATAGCTTGTTTCAAAGCAATTGATTTACGGTCTTTTGTAGCCTTGAACGCTGACCAATTACTGAATGCCCTCTGTGCTGACATGATATTTTATATTTCGTTCGTCCAACTTCAATGCATTAATTTTCAAAACTCCACTTTTGTATCTGAAATAATGAGCCACCGTTAGCGTATAAGCTGGGTTAACCCATAATTCAAAGTCAAATATTTTGTTGAAAACCAACTTCCCTGTTTCATCTGTCCTTTTCAGCATCCGCTCCGAAATGTTAACCTTTACCGTTTCAAGTACCGTTTCAGCACCGTTGGATTTATTGCCACCGGCTGCATCTTTTGTTGTTGCTTGTATGCAAACTTGTACTAATTCCGGGTAAAGTCTCATTTCTTAGTTTTCTTTCAGTTTCACAAAACCACGGTTGATTAAATCTTCCTCGGCAATGGCTTTTTCTAACAATTCCACATCAACGCTCAGGTGGCTTCCAAACCCTATTCCTTGCGATGCAAAAGGAGTTAAGATAACATAAGGACAATCGGCATCTTGTGGAGATACTAAGCCCTTGTTTTGTGGTGCCACTTTGAGCGTTTTGTTTTTGACTTCGTCTTTTTGCATTTTAGTAAAATCTAAAGATTTTCACATTCTTTAAAACCAACATACCCATGTCGGCAGTTGGGTTGCTAAACACCTCGGCCGCTATTCTGGCAATGGCCAGCTTTTGGGTCTCGGTGATTGTTAACTTTGAGGTTGTGTATGTGAGTTTGACACCATCGGGAAAATCCCCAACAAGACGATAAATCCTGCCGTTATTGACCAACTGATAATCGGCAACCGGATAATCAACCCCTTCAAGGTCTTTTACTGTTACGTTTGTTTCAGCTTTTATTGGGCAATACGGCAGGATTTCGTCATCAAAAAATGATTGCCAAATCACACTAACCTCCCTCTCGGTTATTAGTGTCGTTTCGGTTATCCGCTCAACTTCCGAAATTACAGATTTGCAGATGTGGTCTAAATTGGTATCGTGTGTATTAAATCCAATATTAAGCACGTTTTTAACATCAGCAGCAACTACCTGAGCCGTTCCGAATGTTTCGTTACTCAATACGATTGTCCTTCCCAAATTTAGACGCTCCATTACTTCTCTGTTTTTTCTTTGGTTTTTGTGTCTTTTTTCTCTTCTATGAAACCTTGCTCTACCAGTTCAGCTTGGTATTGGGTAGGCACATTTGTTAAAATTGTGCCTACCTCTATTCCACAAAAAGATTTTTTCACTCTAAATGGCTTTTCCATGTTCTTACGCTTGTAATGCAGTAATTGCAGTCGAGAATGTACCTTTCACAAACGCTGGAATCTCTGGAGTTTTCAAACGAGAAATGGCTCTCAATGATCCTGCAATGGTCAAGTAGTCTTTCAACACATCGTCCTCGTTTTGGTCGTATGTTTGGATTGAAAGGTTACGATACACAAACAAACCGTACTTCGTGAAGTCTCCCATCAAGAAGTTTCCTGCAGCCATGTTGTCGTCTTCCACAATTGGAATGCCGTTAACATCAAAGCCTGTATTTGACAAATACAAAGGCATGATGTATTGACCTGTTGAATCTTTTAAAGTTTTCAACTTAGTTACATCAACCGGGTTCATCAATACCGCATTTGGTCTGAATGAACCTTTGCCAGCAACTCTTACTTGTAGGTAAGCGTGTTCCAAAACGTCTCTCATCGTTACGCCTGTTAGCGTACCAACGCCTGTTTGTTTTGCGAATGCCGGTGCTTGAGTATAAACACCATTGTGGTTTTCTCCGGTGTTGTTGCCCAAAAGGATTTGAGTTCCCAACTGAATCAAGAAATCTTCTGACATTTCAGCAATGGTTTCAGTCAATGCGAAAGGCAAATCACCGTCCAAATGCTCTTTTGAAATCTTAGAATAACCAGTGGTTTTCTTAGCCACCGCTTGTTCCTTATCCCATTTGTACGAAACCTGATTGAATTTAACGCCCTCAGCCGTTTGACCAATTCCGCCTTCTGTCAAGGTTTTGATTACCCACTTCAATATTTCGTTGTTGGTTGTTCCTGTTCTGATAAAATCCAAAACCGTTGGCTTTGCCTTTGGTGCTTTTGCTATGCCAGATTCCACGTTTGCGAAAATATCCAACAAGCCCGCTGTTGCAGAATAACCCGTTGTCATATCAGAAACCGCCTTCACATCAATGTTTTCAAAAGACATTTTCTGTCCTGATTTGATGTTTGGAATGTTTTCATCTGTGAAAACCTGAGATTTCAATGCGTGCATCAATCCGCCTTTTTGCTTTTGGCCTTCGCCTTGCTCCATTCTACCCTCCAAGCGGTCTAACTGACCTTTGGCTGCTTCGAGTGCTGATGCAGTCTTGGTTAAGTCCGCTTGCATATCGTTTAAAGACTTGGTGTCGGCCTTGTCTTTTACCATTGCTTCAAACTCTCCTTTTTGCTTTTCAAGTTGCGAGTTCAACTCTTTAAACTGCTCCTTTATTGGTGCGATTGCTTCCTCTGCAGCCGCTTTGATGTCTTTTACTTCGATTGACATTGTAATGATGTTTTGTGATTAAAATTTAAAACCATTTTTGAATGCCTGACTTATATCTTCTAACTTCGGCTGAGTGGTGGCGTGCTTTTGCTCCGACTCAGTGATTTTGCTTTGAATGATCTCCGAAACGGCATCGTATTTCGGAAGTATAATTTCTTTGAATGTTTCGTCTGTGTAGGTGCCGGAAGTAATGGCTTTCTCTAAGGCATCCATTAACTGCAAAAGGTCTGATTCTGACTTTACGCCCGTTATTGGCGTGTATTCGTTGGCCGCCCAAAATTGAAGCCCTGAGCCTTCGTACAGGTGGATTTCTTTTAGGTACGTGGTTTTCATTTCCTCATTGCGTTCCCATTGCATTACCCGGTATCCGATTGAATGCTCGGTAATGATACCGTCTTCCACCATTTTGAGATAATCAACTCCAAGCGTATGTGTTCCAACTTTGGCCTCATAGTATAGCCCGAAATCATCCTCTTTGAGCATTAAGAATTTACCAACACCTTTGCGTGGGTCGTGGTCTTGCAGATATTTGATTCGATTCTTTGCAGATGGTCCGTTTTCCATTATGGATTTCTGGAAACAGCCTTTAATAGTAATATCGTTGTCCGAATCTTTGACATTATATGCATTTAGATACCCGGTAACTATGCCCTCTTTTACAGATGCATCCTTAAACCCGCCTGAAAATCCTTTAGTCAACGTAATCATACCACCTATTTTTATACAAAAAAAAACTAAGTGTAAATTTTATTTTCAAAAAATTACAATTTAATTTTCTTTTTCAGCGAATAAGTGTAATATTTGTAAAGAAATGTAAATAATTGTAAGAACAACAAAAGCATGAATGGACAATTTCAGGAGGTGATTTATAACTTAAATGGCGGAATTGGCATAATTACCGTAGGTCTGGATGAGGAAGAATTTATTGACAAAACAGTCATAACCGTTGGAGGCCAAATTCTTCAACCAAACCAACTTACAACGCTAAATGGTTACTTCAACGAACCGATAAGATATTGCGGATTACAAAAGGAGCAGGAAAATAAAATAATGGTTTTTCATAGTGGAGAGAATGCCGATTTGTTCGAAACCAAGAATTTTTATTATTGCGTGTACTGGATTAATGAAGACAGAATCGGCAATGTATATGCTCTTGGAAGTTTTAGAGACTTCCATTTTAAAAATGGACAATGGAAATGAAATTTAAAAAGAAAGAACAATGAAAGAAACAATTAAAGCAAGCGAATTAAGGATTGGGAATTTAGTAAGGAATAATCTAAGCGGAGAAATCCTTAAGCCTTGCGATGTTTTATGTGACGGAATAAATACAGATAAAATTGAAGGATTAAATTATGGTTTTATTGAACCAATCCCACTAACCGAAGAATGGTTGTTGAAGTTTGGATTTAATAAAGATTACAAATCTGGCTATATTGGAATAGATGTGCATAATTCTGATTTTGTATTAACAGAGCCTAAAAAAATGGGTGAATGGCAAAATGGGTATGTGTTTCAGTTTACAGCTGGGAATGTACCAAAATTTAAAGAAATATTTTATGTCCACAAACTTCAAAACCTATACTTCGCACTTACTGGAGAAGAGTTAACTATAAAAGAACAATGAACGAAAACCAAGAAATTACCGCAACAATGGCATCAACGGTGCTGAATATGCAATACATGAAGGCATACAGAAGAATTTGCAAGCTGCGAGCCAGAAAAGGCCTTACAGAACGAAAACCGACTGTTGCGGAGTTCTGCGAGTTTTACAAGTATGATATTAAGTTGTTTTTAAATAATTAACAATGGAAATTAAACTAAAAATTAAAAAGAAATGCCATTTATGCGATTCTGAAAATGTGAAAAAATACAAAGATTGGAATTATGGATTCAAAAATGGAAAATATGTAGGAGCCTATCAAGGTACATATTATGCTTGTGATAATCATATACCTAATAATTAAGTAAAAAAATCATGTTAGAACCCAAGACACAATCAGAAGTAATTTTTTTCTTACTATGCAATATATCAAAATTAGATGATGAACATTTTACTGAACTGATGGATAAGTTAGGGCAATGGCATAATGGAAGAAAAAAGGAGATTCTACTCAGCGATGCATACGAGATACTAAAGCAAAACGTGAGGTATTCAAGCGGAGATTGCGAAGGATTTGTTTATTTGAGTCAAATTGAGGAATTATTAAAATAATACGAGTAAAACAATAATAGTTAAAATTATGACAAACGAAGAGATTAAGAAAAAGTACGGCATTGAGCCAATTATGAAAGAGATGTGGGTGTGGGATGTTGACCGAGAAAAAGCATTTTTTACTTTGGTTATTCATAGAAGAAACCAAGTAAATTACCCTTATAAAGTTGTGGATGGTACTATTTTCAGAAACGCCTCCGAAATCAACCCGAACGAGCCAAAACAGCCAAAGGTGGGTGACATAGGCTACTTCTGGGATGATGAGGAAAGTTATCTTTGTAGCGTAATTAAAAATATATTCCAAGATGGCAGACCGCCTTACTATTGTAGCTTAGGTTTGTGGTTTACCAATTTTTCAAAAGAGAAACAACCATGGATGAAATGAACAGAGAAACAAGAACTTGGATTATGGGCTTAATATATGTGCTTGTAGGTATATTAATATTGTCGTTTTGTCGTGATTACTTTGAAAGCAAAAAATACTTTTTGGCTTTAATAGAAGCAGTCTTAGGCTTTTTCATGTTAATCCACGGATTTAGCAAAATAAACAAAACGATCGATTAATTTTTACAATACACCTTTCCAAATCCCAATCTCTTTCAAAACGTCTTCCGTAGCGTATGTATGTTTACAACGGCAATTGATGACTTCACTCGCTCCGCCTGATGGGTCGCCCGGGTGTTTCATCATTTTGCCGTTTACATTAAATTTGTCAGACTTAGGTACATACTTTCGATTTAAGGCAGCGTGCGTATCTCGGTAATCCCTGCTAAGGTTATGATACCAGACTTTAAACATCGGCTT